GACTCACTTCCCTATGATTTACGGAAGCACAAAGGCCGGCGCCACATTTGTGGAGCACAAGGCGTTAGAGTTCAACGTTTCCGAGCACTACTTGTTCGGCAAGAACCAGAACTGCCTCCGCGTGATTGAAGGCTTCGACGTTATGAGCACAGACACAAGCGCTTATATCTACGGCTCCTTCTCCGCGTCTGCTGCTTCCTAATTGACACGGTAACGACCAGGCGGGTCTATAATGGGCCCGCCGGTCAGTTTTAAGCAAAGGAGGCGGAGCGCATGATGCCAACTATTGACGAGGTGATGGACTACCTCGGCATTGACTACGCGGACGAACAAGTGACCAGGAACGTCCGGAGCGCCCTGAACACCGCCGTGCAGGTGCTTCACGGTTCCATAGGCGCCGACGTTGAACAGTATCTCCCGGACGACCCGAGAGTGGCCGAACTGGTGAAGATATACGCCGACGACTTATACAGCGACCGAGGCGTCAGCGCAAAGGTAAGCGGCGCCACCAGGCAGCTGGTGAACACCATGGAGTGGCAGCTTCGCCTGGAGCTTCTGGCAGCGAAAGAAGCGGCAGGGGGTGAGGGCTAGTGGCAGTTTATGACAAGCCTATAATGATACAAGTCCAGGACCCGGACACTGAACAGTGGGCGGACGCGTTCGAGAAGAACCTGCACGCCAAGGTCAACAAGACCGGAGGCGGCACGGCCATGAGCGCCGGCGCTGACCAGTACCAGGCGCGCTTGACTTTCGAGCTCCGGTATGTTAAGGCGCTGGAGGACATCAACTACAGCCCGCAGCCGTACCGCGTTTTATATCGTGGCCGCACCTTTAAGGTGATAGACTACGACGACTACATGGAGCAGCACCGCACCATCAGACTGGTGGGTGAGTTCTATGAGTAAGAATATCAAACCGACCGACCTGGGCGCCGCCATCTCCCAAGAGCTGACGACGTACCGGAAGGAAGTCACCGAGAAGGTGAACGAGTGCGGCCGGTCAGCCATCAAGAAGCTGGTCAAGAAGACCAAGGCCACGGCGCCGGTGGGTGAGCGTGGCAGCTTCAAGAAGAACATCGCGGCCAAGGAAACGGACGCCGGTCACGGCATGAAGTCCTTCACCTGGCACGTGAAAGCACCAGACCACCGACTGACGCACCTGCTGGTTCACGGCCACGCCACCAAAGACGGCGGCCGAACTAAGGGCGACCCGTTCCTTGCGGATGCGCTCGACCAGGTGCTGCCAGAGTATGAGAAAGACATCGAGGAGGCGGTTGCCAATGATTAAGGACATTTTGACCGCGGCAGGCCTGCCCTTCCGTCGGTCTCGATTTTTACAGCCACCGGCCGGCACGTATGTCGTATATATGGACGACGTGACCACAGACGGCCCGGACGGCATCAACCGGATATTCACCCACGACATCACCCTGGAGGTCTACGAACCACACCCGGACGACGCAGCTGAGGAAGCAATCCAGGAAGCCATTGACGCCCAGGGGCTGAGGTGGGAAAAGCAGGACCGGTACTGGCTCCAAAAAGAGCAGAGGTACCAGGTTATTTATACTTTTAGTTATATTATTAAAAATTAAGGAGGTAGAAACCATGGCAAAGAGAGCAAAGGAAAACATCACACTCGGAGCCGGCAAGCCGTATATTATGGAATTTACTGGCGAAATGCCAACCATCGAGGAGATTTGCGTGGCTGAGAACCTGCTCGGCTACACAAAGGGAGGAGCTGAGCTGTCCTACACTGAGGAGACATACGAAGAGAAGGACGACCTCGGCTACGTTTCTAAAGTCATCACCACAGCAGAAGAGGCGATCATGAAGCTCGGCTTGTTGACCTGGAACGGCAACACCTTGAAGCATCTGGCAGACCGCTGCACCGTTACGGAAGCAGACGGCAAGCGCACCATCAACATCGGAGGCGCTGGCAACTCCCAGGGCAAGGAGTGGGTTGTGTGCTTCGCGCACGAAGACAAGAAGGACGGCAACTTGTGGGTGCTCATCCGTGGACGCAACACGGCAGGCTTCACATTGACTTTTGCAGCGGATGCCGGCACAATCGTCGAGCCGGAGTTCAAAGCACTCCCGCAGGACGACAAGGGCACGCTCATCACTATGGTGGAAGAAATTCCCGCAGCATAATAACTTCTAAAACGGGACCAGCCAGGTCCCGTTTTTCTTTTAATATTCCAAGAAAGTGAGGAAGACCCACATGGTAAAAACTTTAGATTTCAACGCACTGGAGCGCCCGGTGCTCGAAATAACATTGAAGGACGAAGCGAAGACCGTCGTGCGATTAACTACACCGACCGAGGAACTGGTGGAGCGCCTCATGGCCGCGTCGGCTGAGCTTCAAAAAGTCATAAACGACAACACGGGCGCGACTGTCAAGGCACTCTTTGAACTGATCGCGCAGCTTATGAGCTGCAACCTCATCGGGCAGCAGTTCACGGCCGAGGACCTTCGCGACCGGTACGGCATGAAGCTATACGAGGCCACGGTCTTCGTGAAAGTCTATCTTGATTTTATTCAGGAAATTAACAGCGCAAAAAACTAATGCTCCCGTTTTATCCGATGGCGGACAAAACGGGCGGGCACAAATACCGGAGCACGACATGGTATAAGCATCTGGTGGCAAATTACACCGGGTTGAACTTCCTCCAGGTGGGCCGTCTGGACTACGTGGAGTATCTGACCTACCGCCGCGATGCTTTTATTAACTACCTGAGCCAATCCGAGGCGGGCCAGAAGTACCTGGACAACGCCTGGAGGATGGAACAGACGAAGCCAGACCGCGCCGCGCTCCGACGGAAACTAGGAAAGGAGGGCGCCGGAAATGGCAAACAAAACAATTAAAGGCTTGACCGTCGAAATAGGCGGCGACACCACCAAACTGGGCAAGGCCTTGGAAGATGTCGAGAAGAAAAGCCGCGACTTGTCCAGCGAGCTGGGCCAGATTAACAAGCTGTTAAAAATGGACCCAGGGAACGCCGACCTGCTTGCACAGAAGCAGAAGGTGCTGGCGGATGCGGTCGAGAATACCCGCAAGAAGCTCGACACGTTGAAAGACGCGGAGCGTCAGGTCCAGGCGCAGTTTGAACGCGGGGAAGCCTCCGAGGAGCAGGTTCGAGCGCTCCAGCGTGAAATCATAGCCACGACCAAGAAACTCAGCGGCTACGAAAAAGCAGCAGGGGAGACGGCCTTCGCTATTAACCATCTGGGCGACGCTTCTGACAAAGCTAAGGACGACACCAAGAAGGCGAAAAAAGGCGCCGAGGATGCAGCGGACGGCTTCGAGGAAATGGCGGACGCGGCGGACAAAGCCGGCGACGCTGGCGACGGCCTGGGCTCAAAGCTGGGAGGCCTGGCGAAGGGCGGCCTTGCTGCCGTGGCAGGTGCACTTGTTGCAGCCGGTGGGGCCCTGGTCGGCGCGGCTGAGTCTACAAGAGAATACCGCACCGAGATGGGCAAGCTGGACACGGCCTTCACTACAGCAGGCCACAGCTCCGAGGCAGCCGCTTCCACCTATAAGACACTCCAGGGCGTCCTGGGTGAAACTGAGCAGGCGGTCGAAGCGTCGAACCACCTGGCAAAGCTGACCGACAACGAGCAGGACCTCCAGAAGTGGACGGACATCTGCACGGGCGTCTATGCGACCTTCGGGGCATCTCTTCCAATCGAGGGCTTGACCGAAGCGGCCAACGAGACCGCAAAGACCGGAGCACTCACCGGGGGCCTGGCCGATGCACTCAACTGGGCAGGCGTGAACGAGGAACAGTTCCAGGCGCAGCTTGACGCGTGCAGCACTGAGCAGGAACGCCAGGCGCTCATCACTGAGACACTAAACGGCCTTTATTCTGAGGCCGCTGAAAAATACAAAGAAACCAACGCGGAGCTCATCCGCGCGAACGAAGCGAACGAAGCGTGGACGGCGTCCATGGCAGAGGCAGGCGCGGCCGTTGAGCCTATACTGACCGACGTCAAGATGCTGGGCGCTTCTTTGCTGTCTGACCTTATGCCGGGGATCACCGGAGTGGCTGAGGCCTTCCGGGGAGTATTGAACGGCGACGAAGGCGCAGCGGAGGCCCTGGGCGCTTCGCTGTCCGGCATTTTTACGAACCTATTGACAAAACTCACCGAGATGCTGCCGGCCCTGGCCACCACGGCCATGAGCCTGGTCACTACCTTGACGACGACCATCATCGAGGCCCTGCCGCAGCTTGTCGCTACCGGCTACCAGGTGACCATCTCAATATTGAACGGGCTGACCCAGGCCATCCCGCAGGTTATCAACGCGCTGGTCGCTATGATACCGCAGCTGGTGCAGGTGCTGGTTGAAGCCGTTCCGCAGCTCATCCAGGGCGCGGTCAACCTATTCCTGGCGCTAGTCCAGGCCATTCCGCTGATACTTCCGCCATTGATTGAGGCGCTTCCTCAGATTGTCATGGCAATTATTAACGGATTGATGCTGGCGCTGCCTCAGCTACTACAAGGGGCGCTGCAGTTTTTGACTGCCATCGTGCAGGCCATCCCGCTCCTCATCGAGATGCTGGTGCCGCTGATTCCTCAGATTGTAGTGACCATCATCGACGGGTTGATCTCCTGCATACCGGTGCTACTGGAGGGCGCGATTCAGCTGCTTAACGCCATCGTGCAGGCCATCCCGTTGATTATCGAGGCGCTGGTTCCGCAGGTGCCAGGCATCGTTGAAACCATAACGACGAAGCTGGCAGAGATGCACCCGATGCTTCTGAGCGCAGCCGTGCGGCTGCTATGGGCAATTATAAAAGCCATACCGCAGATTGTGGCCGCCCTGGTACGGAACCTGCCGCAGATTCTACGGGCCACCACCAGCGTGCTCAGCGCGATGCCTTCGCTGATATGGAAAATATTAAAGGAGGCCATCAACAAGGTGGCAGAGTTCGGCAGCCAGGCCAAGACAAAGGCAGCCGACGCCGCGAAGAAATTACTCAACGCCGTCACCAGTGGGGTCAAGTCCTTGCCGAGTAAGCTAAAAAAGGTCGGCACCGACCTGGTCAAGGGCTTGTGGAACGGTATAAACGATATGACCAGCTGGGTCAAGGACAAGATTGAGGGCTTCGGCTCCGATGTCCTCGACGGAATAAAGGACTTTTTTGGCATCCATTCGCCGTCCAGAGAGATGGCCTGGGTCGGTGAAATGCTGGACCGCGGACTCGCTCAGGGTGTACTTGACA